CTGCACAATCCACCACTTATCGATGTTTGAGTTTGCACTCTGCATCGTCTTAGTGTATCCTAGGAAGTCTGGCATAAGATCTGTTGCCTCATCCGCAATTGAGCGAATATTGCGGAGGAAACCTGGAATAGACAGTCCGAGTCTGTACTTATCCCCTTTAATGCAAAAGTCCGCGAACTTCTCGCGTAACGGATGGTAACGGCAGTTTTCAATTATACTGAGGTAGCGCAACGTTACCATTTCTTTAGACCACACGTCAGGGTCGTAAATGCGCTCTTGTTCAGCCAACCTACCTAATGCTCTATAGGTTGAGTAAACACCCACACATACCCCGTCAACCCTATAATTCATATGATGCCAACGACGTAGATATATGCAGTCATGGTTGCTCACATACTGTTTATCCGCATTCATGTCCAACCCATGCGCAGTATATGATCGCATTACATCATCCACAGTACACCCTTCATAGCTTAGAATTCCATCATCTCCTAAGCACTGTGAATGAGGGTTCAACTGTTTCCCATTTTGAATAGCAGCTTCATGCTGTAAACACCTATGTACTATAGTTTCATCTGCGTTGGTGCCACCAGAACCGGAAGCCATGCCGTGTCTTCCATAACGCAATGAACCCCAATCGTACGCTAGAGGAATGCTAAACTTGATGGGAAATATCTCATCCAACCAATCACTATCTGCTTCATGCAACATTTGCGAAATACAAAATTTCGCACAATCCTGCAACATAGGGTTAAAGTGTTGGTCGAATTTTGAGAAATCGGTGCATATTATTGGTGTATCTGCACCCTTTGTGTCAAATAGACGTGTTACCTCAGCGTCAACCTGATCCATACTAACCCAAGCTGGAACCAAGTTTGAATTTTGACACGCTTCAATCAGTGGTTGGTATAACCTTAGCTCTTCCACGTTAACAGCAAACGGGAACATCCATACCACACGTTGCTTGACATCATCTTTTGTAGGGCCGCCTTCCTGTCCTCTCCAACCAAGAACTGCGCAATACCTTTTAATGTACGCGTCGCTCTTCCTGCCTATCCCTAAGGCTTGATAGGGATCGTAGACCTGACAGGGAATTGTGAGATCCAACACTTTTCTCCGTTTAGTGAAAAATGGTGACCCACTGTTAGTACTCAATTTCATGTTGTGTACTGTGTCTCGCTGCGACCTTAACCTAAGACCGCTGATCTTAGGAACCCACTCCTCGATCCACGCCTGTTGTGCGGCGTGGGAGATGGGCTTTGCACTGGAGTGAATCAGTGAATAGTAAGAGTCTATGTCATCCATCCTCTCGCTCAGAGGTTTCATGATTGACAAAGGCCCGACCTTCTTGCGGAGATCATTTTCAAAATTCAGTAATGTAGGCCATTGACTCTTAATAGTAGTAAGAGTCGGCTCCCACATTGCCAGAATTTCAGCCAATGATTTACCGCGATAGAAAGGTGTTCGGTACTCAATAGGTTGTCCTTTTACTACATTTTCAAAGTATGACCTGAGTCCCGGATTAGGTATCTTGAAATACGCTTCCATAATACCCAACTTAGATTTTTGCTTTGACATAAGAGTATGTCTCCTTTCATTAGAT